TATGATATCGATACGATTATCGGGCGTATCGAGCGTTCATTGAACGATGAAATTGCCTCATCTGCGGAAGGGGTGTACAACAGATGATTTCAAATGCGCATTATGATTATGAAATCTGGCTTAGCTACAATGATCAAAAGCAGGGCTTCCAGCTCCCGGTCAATCCTCCAGAAATTAAAATTAATGATGGTGCTGGGGGCAAGACCTACGAGGTATCCGGTTTAGGCGAAATCAATCTCATTCAAAGCTCGAAGCTCACGACGATCTCCTTTGAAAGCTTTTTCCCAAAGACGAACTATCCGTTTGTCGTCAGCAAAACATGGATAGACCCTGCTTTTTATGTCATGGTTATCCTCGATTGGATGGAGCAAAAGTGGCCGATCCGTTTTGTTTATACCGGGGCAACCTTCGATATTAATTTGGCGATGAGCATTGAAAAATTCGAATGGAAGGAAGCGGCGGGCTCTGGGGATATTGAGTACAGTATATCACTGAAAGAATTTGCTTTTTATGGTGCCAGGCCCGTAGTGATTAAAAAGGGAGCGGCAAGCGTGAAGCCTAACTCACGGCCATCGGATAAGCAAGCTCCAAGCACCTATAAGCTGGTTGCAGGGGATACGCTTATTAAAGTAGCTCGCGTTCAGCTTCACAAAGAAGAGCGTTGGCGGGAAATTCAGAAGCTGAACGGCATTAAGGATGCACAGCTCAAAAAGCTGCCCATCGGGATGACGCTAAAGCTGCCGAGGTGATAATATGCTAGAAATATTAATTGATAACCGCAATGGTAAAGTGTGGAATATTACGAGTCTTGTTCCTTCGATCACCTACAAGACGAAACGAATTGGAGCGGCGTCTAGTCTGGATATGACGGTGCTTAAAGGAAGTCCATTTCAAAGTGCTTCATTTGAGGTGAACAATGGTGATGTCATTCGTGTCCGCAAAGATAATATCAATGTATTTTACGGATATGTATTTGAAGTGAGTACCGGTATGGATGAGAGAATCTCGATAAAAGCCTATGATCAGATTCGCTATTTATTAAGCAATTATTTTTATAAATTTCAAGGGGTTACCGCCTCTCAAATTGTAAAGAAAATTGCGAATGATTTTGGCTTGGAGACAGGCGTGCTCGTGGATACCAAGTACAAAATTCCATCCATGCTGGAGGATAATAAAAAGCTGCTTGATATTATTTGTAAGGCACTTGATCTAACACTCATTCATTCAGGCGGAAATTTTATACTTTTGGATGATTTCGGAAAGCTTTCCTTGCGCAATGTGGAGGAGATGAAGGTTGATTTTGTAATTGGCGATTACAGCCTTTTGTTTGATTATGGAATGAAGCGATCGATTGACGGTGATACCTATAACCACATTATTATTTATGAGGATAATAAAGAAGCAGGCATACGTAAGCATCATCCCAAGAAGGATGAAGCTTCAATCGCGAAATGGGGACGGCTTCTGCTTTATCAGCAGGCGGATGAGAAAATGAATGTGGCACAAATAAATGAACAGCTTAGCCAACTGATGATGCTGAAAAACCGTGAGCAAAAGAGTATCAGTATTGATGCTATTGGTGATTTACGAGTTAGAGCGGGCAGCTATGTCCCCGTAGTGATTGATGAGATCGGCATTCACCAATATTTTCTCGTAGATGAATGCTCGCATAAATTCGAAGCGGATTCGCATACGATGAAGCTGGAATTGAGGGTGATTTAATGGCATTATTGGAGTCGATCAAGAAAGCGGGAGCCGCAGCCTACGCTGCAGGGAATCCGCTAGCCGTCATGGTAGGAAAAGTCATTCAAATCAATCCTCTGGAAGTAAACGTCGATCAACGTTTTACTTTATCAGAGGATTTTTTAATTATACCGGAAAGTCTCGTTAAGTATGAAACCCAGCTGCAAACATCTGAAAAGCTGATCATCCGCACAGGCTTGGAAGCGGGAGATGCGGTGTTAATGCTCCGCGTACAAGGCGGTCAACAATTTGTAGTACTCGATAAGGTGGCTAAGCCATGATTCCACAGGGAGCAAATGTTGCGGAGGTAACGACGGTAGAGGAGCTCGAAACGAGCGAGACCTATAAGCTTGATTTTGCAAGCAAACGGATCGTAGGCAGGACTGACGGGTTAGAAGCGGTAAAGCAGGCTGTATTCAAAATATTGCAAACAGAGCGATACCGCTATTTTTGCTACAGCACCAATTATGGTACCGAGCTGGAGAGCTTACTTGGAGGATCGCCATCTTATGTTCAATCAGAGCTAAAGCGCAGCATTCAAGAGGCGCTTATGCAAGATGAGCGGGTGAGTGATGTCATTGATTTTCAGTACGACGTTAAAGATGAAGCTATCGTTGTCCAGTTTACTGTCGTAACGGAGTTTGGAAGCTTTGGAGAGGAGGTAAGCCAAAATGTATGAAAACATGACCTTTAGCTATTTGCTCCAGCGAATGCTGGATCGTGTACAAGGGAATGTAGATAAGCGGGAAGGCAGCATTATTTATGATGCGCTGGCACCGGCGGCTGCAGAGCTTTCTGAGCTTTATGCTCAGCTGGACGTCAATATTGATTTAGCTTTTGCAGACACATCGAGCGGCGAATATTTGTCTAGGCGTACAGCTGATTTTGGCGTTAATAGGCAAGCGGCTACGAGAGCGAAGCGGCTCGGTAAATTTTATGGCTCCAGCGGAGCGGCAATGGACGTGCCGATTGGAAGCCGTTTTTCGGCCGAATCGGTTAATTACATTGTAAGAGAGAGATTGGAAGTGGGCTCTTTTGTTCTAGAAAGTGAAACAGAGGGAGCAGCTGGTAATCAGCAGTTTGGCGATATGCTGCCTATCGATTATATTAGCTCGCTTGCTCGTGCAGAGCTAGTCGACGTGCTGGTGCCAGGTGAAGACGAGGAGTCGGATACACAGCTGCGCAGCCGTTTTTTTGCCGAGGTGCAAAATCCAGGGACGAGCGGCAATGTATCAGATTATATGAGATGGGCGTTGTCGGTTCCCGGTGTTGGCGGAGCAAGAGTGATGCCCTTATGGGATGGTCCGGGGACCGTGAAGGTTGTTATCGTCAATTCGGATAAGCAGCCAGCGAGCGAGGTGCTGCAGCATGCGGTGCTTGATTATATCAATGAGAACAGGCCAATCGGTGCAGAGGTTTCAATCGTTTCGGCTTCGAGTGTACCCATTCGCATCAAGGCTAAGGTTACACTTGCAGCAGGATATACGATTCAGCTTGTGAGCGCGGCTTTTGCTAAAGCACTCACTGCTTATTTAGATGAAACGGCGTTCCGCATTAATTATGTGAGTATCGCTAAGCTCGGTACTTTGCTCTTAGCAGTACCCGGGGTCTTAGACTACGATCGACTTTTACTGAATGGCGGAAGCGATAATATCGGACTTGAAATTGATGAAGTACCTATTGCGGGGCTTGTTGAATTGGAGGTGTAGCCTATGCGATATCCTGCGGAGGTAGATCAATTTACGGTGAAGCTGAACAAAAAGGAAGGCAGCGAGCTGTACGTTATAGAAGAGCAGCTTGCCGTTCTTGGAGGGGTATTTGAGGGAGACCTTGCACATGATGACATACGCAAGGAAAGCATTCAGGTCTATACAGGACCCGGCTTATCGGGTGAAAAGATACAGAATTATTTTCTAACTGTACCGGCTGAGACGCCTTGGAGGCTCCGAATTAAGCTTTTTGCGCAAGCTGAAGCTGTCTTTGTTACTTACGAGACGCCTGGTGATCGGGTGGAAGCAGCAGATATTAATGATTTGCAGGTGAGTATTTCTGCCACGCAATTAGAAGTGGAAAGATACAAGAAAAGCGGAAGTATCGATGGCGGATCATTTTTGAGGAGGAATTAAATGTCACAGACGATTCAGATCAAGCGTGGTACAAAAGCAGAGCTAGCTGCATTTGGTGCTTTATTGGCTGGCGAAATGGGATTTTGCACAGATACTAAGGAAGTTTATGTCGGTGATGGTACAACAAATAGCATGGTAGGTCGCGCGTTATCCGGCACAGAAGCAGCTAGACCAGCCGCAGCAGCCATGGGTAGGTTGTATTACGTGAGCAGCGGTACAAACAATGGATATTTGTATGCTGATGATGGTACCGCATGGAGAAGAATCAATGCGCAGAAGCTTACCGATTTGACGGGAACGCTGGATGACATTTCAGAAGGTGCCACCTATGCAAAGGTGCTAAAAGCTAACGTTACCAGCGGCAATGTAAACAAGGTGTCCGATGGTGTGAACGTGAAAACAGCTGCAGAGATTAAGACGCATCTGGACGATCCAACCAAGCACAGGCTTATTAATGATGCGGGCTTAGCTATCACCGATTTGTGGTCAGCGCAAAAGATTAGAAATGAAATTGAGCTGGCGAAGCATAACATCGAGCCGCAAGCTTCGGTTAAGGATAAGGACTTAGTGACCCCGCCAGCTTCGCCTGTTTTAGCGGATCGTTATTTGATTCCTGCAGGCGCAACGGGCGTGTGGGCTTCGCAAGTCAACAAAATTGCCGAGTGGAACGGTACAGCTTGGGATTTATACACGCCGCAAGTAGGATGGACATGCTACATCGATGATGAGCAGAAGATTTTTAGCTGGAACGGTACCGCATGGGTGCGAACTGGCGGCGCGCTTCAGACAATTACGGCTGGCAGCGGTCTTACTGGAGGAGGGCAGGCCGATACCGTCACCCTTAGCGTTGGAGCGGGGAACGGGATTGCGGTTGCAGGTGCAGCAGTTAGCGCAAAAGCTGGCAAAGGCGTGCTCGTTAATGCGACAGGCATAGAAGCGAATATTGATGCGGACAGCATCGTTTATGATGCTGCGAACGGCAATCGCTTAAGGGTTGCCGTCATTGATGGCGGTACGTTCTAAGGAGGCGAGCAAATGCCAAGAAAAGTACTCATTCAATTGAGGCGGGGTTTGGAAACGAGTATTGGGCTGCTTGAAGTCGGTGAACTAGGGTACTGCACAGATACCCAGAAGCTGTACATCGGTACAGCAGGCGGTAATATTGTGCTTGCTGCAGCGCAGGCGACGGGCGACATGCTGAAAAGCATTTATGATACGAACAACAACGGAAAGATCGATAGTGCAGAAGCAGCGGACAGTGCGCCTTGGGCCGGTATTAGCGGTAAACCTGTAAGTTTTTCACCGGCTGCGCATGCTCACGCGGCTGCAGATATTACCTCGGGTACCATTGCCGTGGCCAGATTGCCTGCTGCGTCGGTAACTGCTGCTGGTGTTGTTCAATTAAACAATGCGGTTAACAGCACGAGTGTTGTACAAGCGGCGACGGCCAATGCGGTGAAACTCGCTTATGATCTAGCCAGCGGAAAGCTTGAACCGGGAGTAACCTGGAATCAGCTAAAGGGGGTGTAGTTATTGTCCTATAGTCTAGCTTTATTTGGTGAACAGACGTATGGGGAAGATAGGGACGACGGGGAGGAGGCTCTCCATACGGAAATAGATCTCATGAAATATTTGCCTCCCTATTATTATGAAATCGTAGAAATGCTAGCTATTCAATCTAAGCTTGGCGGCGAACTAGGGGAGCAGGCTGAGGCGATTGAAACGGCATTTAATCAATATTTTGTAGATTCGGCTACATGGGGACTGACGCGATGGGAAAATGTGCTTGGACTGAAAAGCGACTCCTCTTTGCCGGATGCTCGACGACGCGAGAGTATTTTAGCCAAGCTGCGCGGAGCCGGTACGACGACTAAGGTTAAAATTATCCAAACAGCTATCGCTTTCTCTGGCGGTGAGGTGAATGTAATTGAATATCCGGCAGAGAGCCGTTTCGAGGTCGTATTTGTCGGGACGAAGGGGATTCCGCCCAATATGGCTGGCTTTATTCAAATGCTAGAGGATATTAAGCCCGCTCATTTAGCTTTTGCTTTGAAATACACCTATACAGTGTGGAATCAGATAGGAACGATGACTTGGAATCAAGCGCGAAGCAAGACATGGAGTGAATTAAGAGTTTACGAGGGAGTGTGAAAATATGCAAACGACAGGGAATTTAGGATTGAAAAAACCGGAAGGAACAGATGTTGTCGATATTGCGGATTTGAATGGGAATGCGGATATTTTGGATACTGCTGTTAGCAGCAAAGTAGATAAAGTGGCTGGGAAGCAGCTATCTACAGAGGACTATACGACAGCGGAGAAAACGAAGCTAGCAGGCGTTGCTGCTGGAGCCAATGCTTATGTGCATCCGGCTAATCACCCTGCATCCGTTATTACTCAGGATGCAAGCAATCGATTTGTGACTGACGCTGAGAAAACGGCTTGGAATGCTAAGGCAAGTACGGCTGTAGCTACTACTTCCACAGCTGGTCTTCAGTCTGCGGCAGATAAGGTGAAGCTGGATGGGATTGCAGCTGGGGCGAATAACTATACGCATCCTGCCACGCACCCCGCGAGCATCATTGTGCAAGACGCAAGTAACCGCTTCGCATCGGATGCTGAGAAAGCGACTTGGAATGCGAAAGCGAGTACTGCGTTTGTAAATAATGAAGTTGGGGATCGGGCTGCCTTACTAACTACTGCAAAGGGTACTACAGTAGCAGCAATTAACGAGCTTTTTACGTCTGCCAGTAATGGGAAAACAGCTATCGCGGCTGCCATTACTGGCATGGGTCAGGCAGCTTCAGGAAGCGACACACATGCACAGTTAGCAACTAAGATAAGCAACATTAGTAAGGATGCGAACGCACCTGTTGGCGAGGTTATTACGGGCAAAACGTTTTATCAAGGTGGAGTGAAGCGTACAGGTACGTTGCCATTACGCACCGCTTTGAATGGTAATGCTGGCGCTCCCGGGCATCACACTCCATTTGAAGTCTCTCCATGGGATGGACAAGCGTTATTTGTAAGACCACACGATCCACTTGGCACAACGGCTTATACAGGCGATTCATGGATTAAGTTATATGAACCCGATTTCACCTCAGGGAATATCAAAGCTGGCGTGAATATGTTCGGTATAGTGGGTACTGCTTCAAGTGGAAAGCGTATGGTAGTTGGTACTGTTAATTCCTCTTCTAATACCCTTGCATTTCAGCGTTCTTTTCGAACAAGCGGAACAGATAATCGTACGTATTTAGACTTAAATGGACACGGTTTCGTTGTTGGGAGGGCGATTTGCTCAACTAAAAATAATGATATGCTTTCTTCATGCTCCATCATGTCTATTGATACGCCATTCCTTGGCTTATCTAATGAGGATATTAGTTTTGCTGACATATTCATGTTTGCATACGGCAATAACGGCACTCATACCCCGTCTTACTATCGTAGTGTTGGCGGTGATATGGTTAACAATGGACGCTTAACGATGCCAGTTCCCTACGGAACCACTGAGTATAAATATATTCTCATTGAAGCGTAAAAAAAGGAGGAAACAACGATGCAATCATTTGGTAAACGCATTTATTACGATAACACGTCAGGTAATGTGTTTCTCGTCACGAACGAAATGATGGGTGAAGGAATAAAGCAACTCACCATTGAAGAGGATCGTGAGGTATACACCGCTCTATCAGAACGGACAGTTGATAGTTACTCACATATTCAGCTTTCATACGGAGAACATTCACAGGAATTTTCACGCGGTAATCCAACTTCCATTAATGCAGAGACTAAAAAAATTGTTTGGACACCGCATAATCCTGTTGAGGAAGAAAAGCGAGCAACACTAGAACAGGAAATTGCAGAACTCAAGTTAGAAAAGGACCAAATTAAAGCCGACAATCTTATGCTAATGGAAGCCGTATTTGATCTATTTGCAATGGTAGCAGTCCAGCAAGGAGCTTAGAGCATGATTTTTAACATGTTGCTATGGCTCCTTTTTTATTTCGCGAGAGGAGGCGATTCTATGTTTTCGCAAGCACTAATCGACGTATCCGTTTCACTTATCATTGTTGGCAAACGTACATTTGCACAGGTACCAGCTGTAATACAGCCCAATGTAAAAGCTACCCTTGAAGCTCTAGGATTAGGGATTGAGGGTCAACCACTACAAACAGCGGTGTAATGATACAGGTTTCACCCAATGGCATGCAGCCGACAATAAAGGTAAAGGCATAAAGATAGCTGTGCATGAGGTTGCCGCTAGCGCTTGTAAAAAACCTTGCACGTTGGGGCGGTAAGGTGTTGGAGCCTTTCGGGGTACAATTCACTGGCTATTCGCAGTGACGTTGAAGTTGATTTGTTCTCTTTAGGGTTTGACACAGACGGTAAGTTGCTTTAAGTATGAACATGGCTCCGCTTAGGCGGGGCTTTTTGTTTACACAGAGATAGTGATAATAGGGGGATAATTTAGAGATAATATGGATACGGATCAAAATGTAGTCGATACGTTACTTCTGACAACATCTGACGTCAAGGTGTATTAGAAGAGGCGGACTGGTTGCAAATCTGCGCTACTGTATCGAAAATGAAATTGACTTGTACAACTATACTGCAATCGGCAGCTAAAGGTCTTCAATACTGTAATTTTATTAAATAAGAAAATATATAAAAATAACTATCAACCAGAAAGGAGCCTCCCATGTACAAACAAATCCTATCCCAATATCTATCAGAAGGAAAGCTCACCGCAGCCGCGGTGGGCGCTTTTTTTGCCCCTGTGATTGATTCTATCTATGGAGGAGGTCGATTAATTCCAATTGCGCTTCTACTAGCAGTTATCGTACTGGATTGGATAACAGGCATTGCCGCTTCACATAAAGACAAGACATACTCCTCCGAGTATGGGATGTTTGGGGTACTTCGTACCCTTTTTCTATTAGCATTACCAGTTCTAGCCAAGCTGCTGGACTCTATGCTCAGCATGCCGGGGCTGTTCTTTTACGCCATTACGCTAGGCATTATTTATCACACATGGCAGTCTTTGACCGCCAATGCCTACAGAGCGGGCTGGGAGAAGTGGATTCCTAAATCGGTCATCGAGCATATTAATAGTGAACTAAAAGCGAAGGTAGAGCGATCGACAAAGCGAGGCAGCAGCCCAGATACTATTAACAATTCTGATCATACTGATCTATCTACCGATAACGAATCTACTACGAATAAAAGGAAGTCCAACAATGGCTAATTATACAATCGACCACATCCCCCCATCCACCCCCAACAATCGCCGCCCTGGCCACTTGCTTCTGCCGCAATCTATCACCATTCACAACACAGGCAACCCTACCAGCTCAGCGCGAAATGAAAGGGCGTGGCTAACGAACCCGACCAATACCCGGACCGCATCCTATCATCTTGTTGTGGACGAGCATGAGGTTATTGAGTGTTTGCCGCTGAATGAGAATGCGTGGCATGCGGGTGACGGGAGCGGCGCTGCAAGCGGGAATCGAACATCGATTAGCATTGAGATTTGCGAGAGTGGAGACTATGAAAAAACAATTTCCAATACTTGCGAATTAGCAGCAAAGCTACTGAAGCAGTACGGCTGGGGAATCGATCGCCTGCGTCGCCATTACGATTGGAGCGGGAAAATTTGTCCAAGATTGATGTACGATAATGGCAAGTGGACAGGATGGGACCATTTCAAACAGAAGGTATTGGAGAAAATGAAACTGCCAACCGATAATCGAAAATCAGATCTGAATCTATCAGAAGCAGAACAAAGGCTTTTAATTAACACCCTCGGACAATTTACGGATCAAAAGCTTCTACAGGACACCAAATGGAGGGAGAAAGCGGAGCAAGGTACATTAACGCTCTCGGAGCTGGCATGGCTGAATACAATGATCCTCTCGCGAAAATAA